TTACTGGTCTAGGAATAGTATTATTAGCTAGACCTTCATCTACTTCAACAGCAGCTAAATAAGTAGCATAATTATTAGCTACAGTAGTATGTAGCACATCAATAGCTCTGGATATATATCTAGCTACCATTATTTTATACTACTTTTAATAAATTTTCTAAAAGCTAATTTAATATTAGTATCTGTATAAGTTGCTAATATATTAATAACCATTTCTTCAGTTGCCGGGCGCCATAGCATAAATGCACGTCTAGGCATTTCAGTAGGTGGACCAATTTTCTGTTTAATTTTACCGCCCCAATGAACAGCGGCCGCATATTTTAATCCAGTAGTACCAATACGCATTCGTGTATGAGTTATAGATAGTGGAGTAAATCTATCTTTTAATTTTCCAGTAAGAATTAGATTAGCTGAACTATTTCCTACTTGACGCATTTTCCAAGCTGCGTACTGTTTATTTAATGGTGCCCAAGTTTGACCAACTAATTGTCCTTCAGATTTATGCTGCTTTTTTAATTCTGGAATTAATATTGGATGAATTTTTTTCCATGCAACTCTAAAATCATACATATCTTTTCGAAGTCTTTTAATACTTCGTTGAAAAGCTAACATATCTTGAATTAGAAGTGCACCTTTTATCATAAATTTAGAACTTTGTATCTCTAGTAAACCACGGTTCAATAGCCGCATTAACTCCAACTCCAGGAGCACTTACAGCAGTTGTTCCAGTTACAGCAGATTCAGCTAAAATTGCTGCCCAAAAAGCTTGTCTAGCTTGTAAATCTAATAGAAATTTTTCAAAATCCTTTAGAAGATCAATTCCATCTTGATTTTTACCATCACCACCAGTAGCAGCTAAAACACGTCTAACCCGGCCCTCAGCATAATCAGTAACATATTTTCCGAGAATACGTTTAGCTTGAACATCGGTATATGGCGCGGGTAATCCAATAGCTTTTAATGTAGAATTTATTAAATCTTCTGCTTCATCCAACCAGCCAGCGACTTGTTCGATGGTTGGTTGTGTTGAAGAAGAAAATCCTGCAGTATAAATATTATTTAATCTAGAGGAAACATTATGATGATACGCATAAAGACTCATTTAATATTTCCTCCTTAAATTTAGGAATTTAAAACTGAAATAGGTTTTGAAATCGAAGCAGGTTTTGAAATTAAAGCAGGCTTTGTTGACAACTTATCTAAAAGCTCTTCAACTTCTACAATCTGCACATTAGCATCATAAATAAAATCTCTAGGATTAAGATTGGTAAATGAAGTCTTCTTACCACGCTCTACGCACTTCATTTCTCCACTCTTACCGTCCCGAATTAAAAATTTAGCTCCACGCGAAGTAAGATGAAACATTATAACTCCTAGAGGGATTGGAATTGGAGACTAGAAAGAAAAGGCTAAAGACTAATCTCCAATTCCGCTCCCAAAATATTAAATAACAAACTTGAGTGCAGACTGCCAGAATTGATATCCAACATTTCCGCGCCAGCGAGCTTCATATAGAAACTGCTCTCGATTCATCGCAGCATAACCTTCTTCTAACGATGAAAATTCAAGAGGATCTCTATCCTGAAGTAGCAAACTTGCCATTCCCGAGTCCATATTTAACATATACCAATCATCAAGATCAGTAAGTCTGGCACTGAAAACAGGTTGAATATTTAATCCAGCAAACCCGACATTAGATGTGTTAGAAATTAACTGTGAATTGAGAGCTTCTAACAAAGACTTACGCAACGACGGATGCGCAACAATCTTAATGTTAGAAAGGGTCTCAATAAATGGCTCTCCATTCTCTGCCTTAAAGGAAAGTAGAGTTTGAATACCAGTATTGATATCAGTTTGAAGATTAGCAGTAGTTGTACCACTACCCGCTAACAAATTGTCTTGAGTACCAACACCGGCGACACCACGATCAGCATGAGCATTGGCAAACAATGCTCCGCCATCATAGCAAAGACCTAATGTTGCTGAGGTTCCGTTTACAAGAGCATTAATCAACATCTTATTCTTATGACCAACGGCCACAGAAGCAAGCTGTTGAATGCGTCGTGTAATTCCAGTATATTGCTGATCATCAAGATCTTTACGTCTAACCGCTAGGCCAGCCTTAAAGATTTTATTGGTGATTGTGTAAGTAGTATCCGAGAGAGGCTTATAAGCCACTTCATCAACTAATTCCTCCATCTGAGGAGATTCACCAATCCAAGCATACTTTTCATCAGCACCATCAGACGGAATAGTATCTGCAATTAGTGGAACTAACGAAGAACGCTCCGCGCCAGATAATGCTCTAAAAAACGTACCTCGAATGCCGCGCGCTAGCACCGAGGGAGTATATAAAGTAGTCATGTTTTATTCCTTTCTCCCTTAATTAGCTGGCTAACGCCACGCCCATCTTTACCCAGCCACTAGTAGCAGAAACATACCTAACTAAGATTCCACCTCTAGGCTCATTAGCGGCTTGTGTATTAGAGAATGTTTGTGCATCCGAAAAGAATACAATATCTCCAATCTCTGATTGTGTAAGACCAACACCAACGAATAGATATGTACCTTCTTGAACAAGGATTTCCGCTGCTCCTGCAGCGCCAGAATTAACAACTGTTGCTACAGCAACTCCAACACAACCTTTGTTTGCTGCAGCAGCAACGGCAACAACGGCATATCCAGCACTATTAATCATGACTGAATCACCAGCCGTGATGGTAGTAGTAGCTGCCATCGGATATGATAATAATTGTCCTAGATCCTTAGATGCTCTAGCACCCATGGTTAGATTACCTCCGATAGTTTCTTAACTGTACCATCAGCTAAAGTGGCCATGCCATCAGCTGAAATAGTAATGATCTCAGCAGCCGAAGCAATATCCTTCATCGAGATACGAAACTTACTAGAAAATTCCTTATCTCCAGCATTCTCAATCTGGCGCCTATCTTCTGGAATATCAGCCACAAGTATTTCCTTAGTTACCTTAGGTAAGGTTGCAATAAAAGTATCTAACTCCTCTAACGAAGACTTAGAAGCAAACATCTTAAGAGCTTCAATATTTCCAGCAAAAGCCTTACCTTCAGCTAAAGCCTTATTAATCGAAGCTTCCTTAGACATTTCAACAGTAGTCTTTAATCCTTGCTCAAGAATAGAAGTCTTAGCTTCATTCTTCTTAGAAGAATCCTCAATCTGATCTACACGCGCTGCTACATCTTTGACGGTCGCCGTCAAACCAGTAACAGCCTGCATTAGCGCATTAAACTGGTTCTCATCCATTTTACTATCCTCTTGTATAATTGAAGCATTTATAATAGAATCAATTAATCCTAAATTTTGTGCTTCTTTTGCTAACCACCAGCGACCATCCGCTAGAGGCTTAAGTTTCTCGATATCAATATTTCTACCATCAGAAACCGATGACATAAATTGATTTGCGAGATTATTAATAATATCCTGTTGAGCATCTATGTTATTAAGACTAATTTCTACTCCAGGTGTACCAACGCCTTTATGCTCACCAGAACGAATAATTATGGCTTTTATACCCATGTCACCATACATCTTTGAGAAATCATGAAGAACAGTATAAACACCAATAGATCCAATAGTAGATGATTGAGTTGCTTTTATACTTTTAGTTTGAGAAGCAATCCAATATGCGGCTGAAGCAGCCATTCCATCTACATGAGTCTCAATAGGCTTCTTCTTATTTACTTCTTTTATATAAGAAACAAGTTCTAGAAGCCCGGAAATAGACCCACCTGGAGAATCCATGTTTAGAGTAATATTTTTAACATTGGGATCATTAACAGCGAGCTTCAAAAGATTTTGAGTATCAACAGTTGAAGTTGCAACTATGCTATAATACTTAAAATATTTAGGAATGGTTTTTAAGATCATTCCTTTAATTGGAATAATTGCTGTATTTCCAATTACTTGATATTTTGTATCTTCAGAAGCTTGAATATTAAGAGCCTGGCTTGAAATTTCTTTAGGAAGATTTCCTATAAAAGTTTCAAGATAAGAAAATTCACAGGCCCAATGTGTATTATTCAGATTCATTTACAGGCTCACTTTTCTTATTAAGATCATTTATAAATTCACCAATAATAGTATCATTTTCAGGAAGTGGTAAACCTAATTTTTCTAGGGCCGCCGATTCAAGATGTTCTCCACGGCGCACTACACCACTATCAATTAAAACTGCTAGTGTTTTTAATGATTCTTCATAATTCTTTATTGGTAAATTTCTTACTTTAAGCTTTGGGCAATTAGCCGTTGGATAATTCATTACTTGTAAATGTCGTATCGGAGACCATCCATCAGCACCAAAATTGAACTTACCAGTAATAAAGTTAGCGTCGCCAATAACACTAATACCGAATCCACCGTGTATGACATCGGCAAGTGCAAACGATCCAAACTTTGCTGAACCCAAGGAATTATGTTGTGCTCCAACATTTACGAATATCTCCGTATTTTGTCGGTTAATCGCTTGTTCTATATCTGTTCCAGAATCTTGTTTAGTTTCTAATAAACTAACTTCAAACCCGGAAGGAGTTACTAAAAACCCTTTCTCGTTAATTCTAAGTTCAGCTAACGCTAACTCAAAATTATCTCTATCAGATGCAGAATAATCTTCTGGTAATTTACCCCAAGGAGTACCTAAACCATAACGTTCATGTTTAATTGCGTCTATGATTAGATATCTAATTTTAAGTTTCCAAGGACCAAAAGCAGATCTTGCAGTTGGAAAACCAGTAAAGATAGCACCTTCCTGCTCTTGAGTAACTCTTAATATTAAATTCTTCTTTACATTAAGAGCTTTAGTCGAATTAGGACTATTTGTTAGATGCTGATAAAAAGATTCTAAAATACGTTCATTATTTGCATTAGATACAAAAGAATCTACTGTCCAAGCAGGAATATGATGTATTCCATTAAATAAAATTCCATTTCCTCGGCCTTTATGCAAAGGAAAACGATCTATCGGATAAGTTGCTACCGAATCAGTAAATTCCTGTAATGAAAATCCATCACGATGAAATAAACAAGTATTTCTAAGAGCTTCATCAAAATCTAAAAGTTCTGTTAAATTCCAATGAATGTATTGAGCGCATTCAATATCTTCTGGTTTATTAGTGGGAGCTTCAATAGTCCATAATCCAGCCCGAAGTGGATTAATTCTATAATTTAATGATGCTCGAACATAAGGATCGACGAGCATCTGCCGA